ATGGCCAAGCGGCCTGCACTCGAGGAAATGCTCACCAAGATCGGCGCCGGCGACACGGTTGTCGTGTACAAGCTGGACCGCATCGCACGCTCGCTCAAAGACCTACTCATCATCATCGAGCGAATCGAGGCTGCAGGGGCAGAATTCCGCAGCTTGACGGAACTAATTGATACCCGTTCCCCGGCTGGGCGGATGTTCTTCCAAATCGTAGGGGCATTTGCAGAGTTCGAACGCGAGCTGATCCGAGAGCGAACACGCGTAGGGATGGCGGCGGCAATGCGGCGCGGGGTCAAGATGGGCCGACCCACGGCCATGAGCGAAGCAGAAGAGGCCGAAGCTATGCGACTATGGTTCACAGGCGACTACACAAAAATCGCCCTAGCCCGCCGATACGGCACACACATCTCCAGCATCAAACGAGCCATCAAGCGATACCGTGAGCGTCACCAACCAAGCCTCCTGGACGCAGCGTAACGTGATAGCGCTGCAAGGCGTGTGCTCACGGCACCGCACGTAGCTGCTGCTAAATCCCATACCGGCTGACTCGAATCGAGTTCAACAGGCTCGTTGCTTTGATGCGTTCCAGCGCTTCCTTTGCCTTAGCTGCAATTTCTGCATGCTCAGTGTCTACCCATCTCAACGTCCACTTGATCAGAGCTGACAATGTTGGGTCACGGTGATCACCCATGAATAGCGCATAGTAGTCGTCTACCGAGGCCTTCCTCATCGCTTCGATATGTTCGGGGTTGTAGCCGCTGTTCTTAGCCATAAAGCTGACAGCCTCTTCGAGGCTGGGCAGCTGCGTGAGCGTGCTTTGCACAGTCGCGAAGGTGGCACGAAGTTTTCCGTCATCGATAGTTCCGCCGAAGGGATGCCCGGTTAAATCAAATGTTGCGGGCTTCGCCATATTCGTATCGACATATTTGCCGATCAAGTCGTCTGCTAAATCGTCTCGTCTCAGCTCTCTCAGCAGGCGGACGGTGCCGTTGAGATCGCCAACGCTGATTTCAGCGAGCGCGCTAGTCGCGGAGGAATGGAGGTCCGTGATAAACAGTTCCTGATCGCCGACAAAGGAGTTGTGAAAGCGCTGCCATGTGGCCGTAAACGGTACGGACACTTCTGTGCGGCGAAGCTCTTCATCCGTTTTTTTAGCGACGTCTACGAACCCTGTTCCCTCAAGGTAACCACGCTCCACCACGCGTGCAATGGCGAGATCGAAGTCATCGACGTGAGTAAATCCGTAAGCCTTCAGCCGCTTCACCCAGGCCACCGTTATGGGATCTCGCTCAGCCTCCTTCATGAACGAGATCAAGTCCTTATTCCACTTCTCAATGTCTTCGATCTTTGGCTTAGAAGAGTCGGGAGCGTACGCGCACCAGCAAAGCAAAACGGTGGTCGCGATGGATGCCTCGACTACCTTAGGGTGCATTCCACTTGTGGTCGCTGTAATACGCTCCACTAGTTGCCGAAGCTTTCGCAGGATGCGGACGTTGGTGATTTCGAGATCGGCGACGTGGCGGTACACCAGGTGTCTATAAGTATCATTGGGGTCAAAAACCACGTCGAAAGCTTCTTGCACTGTTGGTGCGTAGTGAATTTCGAAATCGACGGCCTTTTCGCGGTAAGCGCGGTATGCATCTTTATCGGCAAGCTTCTCAGCGTTGAAGATCAAGGCTACTTTGCAACTGCGTTCTTCGCTTAGTTCGGTAATGAAGCCTAGAATGTCCTCCGGCTTTATCTTTGTCCGTTCAAGGTCATCTATGCAGACGAGCGTGTCGTGGACGGCGCTAGGAGCAAGCGCTTCAAGTCCTAGCGAAACGCTACTGCCATGCGGAAGGCTTTTCAGCATCGGCGCGAATCGCGCGTATTGTCCTTTAAGCCAGTCCCTTGTGAGCGAGCTCCAGTGTTCATTGATTGTGCCGAAGTCTAGCTTTCTTCCAAGGGTGGCGACGGCTATCGACTTGGTGAAGAGCGCCATGCGCAACTCGGCCATGCTGTTGATGCCGAATAGGCTGACGTAGCAATAGTGCGTAAACTGAACGCTATCTTTGTGGGCCATCAGAGCCTCACGCCAAGCGTATGTCTTACCTGTACCCCAAGCCCCGGTAAGCGCTAGTACGTCAGCATCCTTGTTGCTCAGAAAATCCCGCAATACGTCCTTTGTGATTTGTACACTCATCCCCCCCTCCTTGGAAATTCATCAAAAGAAAAAACGAGTAGTTCGCGCGCGTCGTTTCGGCCGCCGAACTTCGACTATTCAGCGTAGGGATGCTGGGCGCCGCCAAGATCGTGGTAGTTTACCCCCGACAAAAACAACCGGGGTCAAACATGAGGCTAGCTCATGCTTTCTTGGTCATATGCGCGGTAGCCGCAAGCGGTCTTGCGAACGCCACCAAGTGTCGAAGCGGTAAGAAGACTTTGTACACGCAGGAAACCAAATGTCCCAGCGGCTACGCCGATGTCTCAGACACGTTTAACGGCACGGTCTCCACAATTGGAAAATCCGATGCTGTCCGGCAGCAGGAACAAGACTTTCTGTCAGGCCGAGCAAGGATGAACGCCGCGAGCGGCACAGCAGATCTATCTACGGTTAGCACCACCACCGTACAGGCTAGCTCAAATCAGGGAATGTGCTCTGCGCTTGCCGATCAAGCTCGCTCACTGGAGGCCGTCATGCGTCAGCCAAATTCACCTCAATGGCTCGACAACCTCAAGCAGCAACACAAGAACGTTCGCGACCAGCAGTACAGACTCGGCTGTTAATTGATGGCCAAAGAAGACTGCACGAAGGATTCCGGCCTCCGAGCAATTCCCAACTAAGTTCAGATGTCGTTCGAGTTGAGCCACACATCCGCGTAGGCATCCCGCTTCAGCCCCGCAATCTCCGAAGGCAACGGCGCAATGTATGTGGTGGACTTCTTAGCGGCATCCTTTAGCGACTGTCCAAGCACGTAGCACTCACCATCATCAATGATCACAATCCGATCATGAATCGTGTTGTTGCGTTTAACAGCGACTTGACGCCCAGTCTGTTGACGAAACGCCTCAAGAGCCGCCTTTACCTCAGCCTTCTTTGCGTTCGGTCCAAGAATCATATCCACGCTCGCGGACGAAGGAACAGCCGAAACGTAGGTGTCGAAGACGTTCGCATCGAGATAAGGGTCGACGACCAACACTCGATTCCGCACGCTTCCAAGAATGTCCCTCAGCGCGACAAAGAAGTCATAAACGGCTCCTGGGCCAAAAACGCTTCCTGGCTGCTGCTGTTGTGACAATCCATGCTCGAGCTTGGCAATAAGCGAATAGAGGCCCTGCAGAATCTGAGCAACCCACGTCGACGGGGTCAGCGCACCAGGCAGCATCCCCGCTGCAACTCGAAGAGATGTCGCGGCCTGTGAGTCCACGATATTGGCTACAGCCAAAAGATTCGCGATCCACTTCATCTGAGGAACTGCGTATCCTCGTTCGAAATCGGGGAGTGATTCCTCGAGTTCCCGAAGCTTTGCGAGCGCAATTTGCGGTTTCATATTTTTTCCTCCGAACACTGTTTGCGGCGGCGTAGCCGCTCACCAAACGTGCCAACCAGTAGCCTCGCGGATGATCGACCAGCATCTGTATGCTTGCATCACAGACATCACGGTCAAGAGTATTGTCATGGATGCCAATGACAAGCATACGGGCGTGTAAAGGGGGTCCATAAACGCCCCGAACCGTGTTCCAACCGCCAACCCCATGCCTGAGAAGGACTTCTGCGAAACGATCATCAAGCCAACGCCCATTAGCAACATAGTGACGGCCCGACCAGTATGACGTTGCTCAGTCGCCACCATCAGATAGAGCGCGCGCGCATCGGAGCGTATCAAATCTACAAGCGCCTGGCGCTTTTCCTGAGCTTGGGCATTGCGGGAATCAAGCGCTCGCGCCAATCGTTCGGAGAATACCGCTAGCCAGCGTTGCAGAAACGAGCTAGCGAAATTAATCAATATGCCAACGATAACCACACTGACCCACCAGCCGGGTGTGCTCAACAAACTCCAGAAATCGTTCATGACCGCTGCGAGATATTTGAAAGGGTAAAATTTACAACAATATTCGACCCGCAGCTAAGCCTTGACGAAATATTCTCCGAATATCTGTCACACGTAAGGGAAATTCACGGGGATGGCGAGGCTCCAACGAAGAAGTAGCGCCCACCATCGGACACATATGCCTGTATCTCATGCGCGGGGCACACTTCCATGGCTGCTTTCATGGCGTCCACGATCACCGTATGCATATCGGTCGTGTCCAGGCTGAAGTAGGTCACCGGCTCAGGCACAACGATGCCCTTGGACGTCCAGTAACGTTTTTTGTTGAGCTCGTGGTCATCAACGTCTTTGGTGATGTACTTCGCGATGTATGCGGCCAGCGCGTGACGCTTCCATTTGCCGCCAGTCTTTGGGTTTCGCACATCGACATTGCCATTGGGCCTGCCCAGCTCATCACGACCCACAATACGTCGCCAAATGCCACGCACGAGGTTGTAGACGAGGCGACCATGTACGGCCACATGGACATGCCAAGCGCCCCGCGTTTGGCGCTCAGGCACAGCAACGTAGTGCCACACGCCAGCACAACGCATGGCACGACGGAACGAGTCAAAATCGGCCTTGCAACGCTCGATGTCTTGCATGTTCTCCCGGTATGTGAGGGTCAGCAGACGATCAGCTTGAATGCTCTGACAGCGCAGTCGCACGTTCTTGCGGGCACGTTTCGAGGACGCATGTTTCGATTGCTCGACGTTCTCGGACTCACCGCGTTTTGCACGCGGCCGGGCTCGAATCTCATCCATCCGGGCACGCACTGCGAGCGGGTAGCCGTAGAAATTTACTGAGCCGTCGCCCTCGAAGTACCGCATGCGCCCAACGATAGTGTCCTTCCACGGACCATCGGTAAAGCCACGCCCCACATCGTTGTCACGTACCTGGGCTTGAAAGGCCAAGGCACGGGCATCCGCTTCGGAGTAATTGCCTTGAACAAGGCGATAGTTCGAATCTATACTGTTCGCACGCATTGCGAGTGTCCTTGAACGTGTCGCGATGTAGGCCCGGGTCTGCGCCAACAGATGCCGGGCTTTTTCATTTCGGCTTCGAGCTCATGTCGCCCTGCAAGCCGCGCCAGTACCGCATTTCCGTTAAGTGTTATTACTTCAAGTCTAGGGCTCGCTCCGCTCGCCCCGACCGTCCTCCTCCGTGCGGGCGGTCGGGGCGGCGGGCCAGACGCCCCTGCCAACCGCAACAGAAGCCCTTAGAGCGCCGTTGCCACATCCAAGCTACCCAGGCACCAAACGCCCTCAAAAGATTGAATAGAGCGCTTCGCGCTAGGGGCGCTCGCCGCGCGGCGTCTCCGGTCAGCCTGGGCGCGTCAGTGGCCCGCTGAGCTCGTCGTCCCTTTTCCGAACATAGTCCACTCCCTTCGGACTTTCGCGGCATAAACGGGCGACCTCCCAATTGCGAAAAGGCCGCAATTGGGCCCCTCCCATTTATTCCACGTTCCGAAGGGAGCGGCCTTGCATGTTCGCGGGACGACGAACTCAGCGGACTGATGCCGAAGCAGCTTCGGCAAGCCTCCCGGAGACCAAGACGCCGGGACTCAGAATCTAGCGGCCCGATGACCTTAAAGGCGGAAACCATGAACCAACTCACTCTCTCGCTCGCCGGCGGCATGTGCAACGCCCCGCTGTGGTTCGCCCTTCCGCGTAAGCGCCGCGCATCGCGCGCCAAGTTCGCTTTCCGCCCTTGGGTCCAGCTCGTGCTCAAACTGCCTATTCGCAAACTCATCCGCAATACCTCCCACTTCGTGTGGACGCGCCCCGATGGCAAGCAATTCGTCTGCCGCACCATCCGTCAGCTCGTAGCCCGCGTCATGGACTACGATGGCGCGATCCTTCGTGGCCTGCTGCCCATCGCGGAACGTCTACAAGCGTCGCGCCGCAAACGCTAACCTTCCGAGGCCTGAGGCACCGGCTTTTGGTTCATCACGCCATCTGCCGGCACCGCCGCAACCTGCGGCGCGTCGCATAGGGCCACGAGCTCGACCTGGTCGTACTTGAACTTGACCGCGCAGTCATTGAGCCGCGTGACCTTGTAGCCCGCCTCCTGCATCTGCTCGGAATTGCTCACGAATACCCGCTGGCCGTTCTGCGACATCACCAGGGCCACAACCATCCGTCCGTGCATGGTGGCAATGCCCGTGACGTGGATACCTAGCCCCGCGAAGGGATGGCCGCTTACCTGGCCATTGCGGGCCGACTGGCCATCACCAGGTGCGTGCTCATTGCCTGCGCGCGCACCTGGTGCAGAAGCAGGAGCGACCGCAGGAACAACACCAGGTGAAGCGGTGGCATTCCGCTGGGCGGCAAGCGGCTTGTCACGCGGCGCGCCCTTGAGCGGATTGACGCTCTTGCTCGTGGTGAGGATCACGACCAGGAGCACCATGCAAATACCGAAGCCGATGAAAGGCCAGCGACGCCACAGCGGGACAATGTCATTGGCGGTCAGCTCGGCGCCGGCCTGGCTCGTCTTGGTGTGGGAGCGATAGAACCGGAAGTACTTCGAATCATATTTCCGCACCCCGGTATTGACCACGTCGCCCCGGACACCGTCCACCACCTTACGGATATAGCCATTGTTCGAGCCAAACGCCGTGGCCTTGCGCACTCGATAGCAGACCTGCACCAGGTCAACGATGTCCTTGCAGACCTTGCCATGCGACTGCGTGATGAGCAGCACGTCCGCCAGCTCATGGCGGTGCATCGAGTACCACTCCCGCACCTTGCGCTGGGTGCCTTCCCTGGGCAGGCACATGTGCACCTCGTCAATGACGTAGAGCGGCCCCGCGCCATTGTCAGGATGCCGCCACGTATCTCCGTAGCACTCGCCCGTAGAGAAGGGACGGCGGTACACCTCAGAGTCCGCATCATCGACCAGGCCAAACGCCCCGCGCCGTGCCTCTGGCTTGCCCAGGGCATGACTGCGGATCTCCAGCAACGCCCGTTGCTCTGGCGGAAACTGGTCGAGCACCAGCGGAAGGTTAGTAATGACCTTGCGCCCGGATGCCAGGGCAGGGATCACGTGATACGCCACCGCCTCGTATGACTTACCGCCGCCAGGCGCTCCCAGGAGAAGGTTAATCATGGTCGCCATCCTGGTCGTCATCGTCCAGGGCATCGAACGCAGCCTGGATACGCTCGTACTTCTCCTGCAACCGCTCCAGACGCTCCTGGAGCGCCTCAATGCGATCGGTTGGCGCTGGCATTTGGTCCTCCAGCTCAGCGAGCTTGGCCTGCACATCCATGATGCGGTCCACAACCTCGCCATTGAACTCCATCAACTCGTCACGGCTGTATGACATGTCAGCTCCCCAAGCGCGTGAACGGGATCACCTGCAGAGTGAGCTTGATCAGGATCGCCGCCAGGATGATCGCCAGGGACTCGCCCACCCGAACCAGCCCGATCATGTTGACCAGGTCGGGCGGCATGCCGCTGATGTACTGCGCCGGGTTCATCGCCGCAAAGGCATCCGTCCCAGGCAAGCCGTTGAGCGCGGTCTGCGTCATTTTCAGAAGGCCCTCGACCAGCCAGCAGCCCAGGTCAGTGCCGAGCAGCCAAGCCGCGGCGAACGCCGCAACGGCGAGCGACCCCAACCAGGTCGCGAGCTTGACGATCTTGAGCAAGATCGCCGTGAAGAAAGCACCCATGTCCGCCCCCTTAGAAAATGATCTTGCGCGCCGTGAAGGCCGCCGTGGCCATCAGGATCAAGCCCACCGTCTGGAAGATCCAGCACGGCACGTCGAACTGCCGAGAGCCAAAATTGCCCGCCTTGCCCAGGTTGAACGACAGGCCCCACACCGGGCATTGCCCCGCGCCAAAGCTCGGGAACATCGTCTTCACCGCCTGGTAAAACTCAGTCGTCTGGATGTTCGGCTTGTTGTCCCGCCACACCCCCGCCAGGCCGTCCGGATACTTCTGCGTGTACAGCTTCGGCACCTCAGGCATGTCCGAGTCCTGGAAGGTGTAATCCGGCTTTTCCGACGACGACCCCGAGCCGACAGTGTTGCCCTGGGAATCCTTGGTAGTCGTGGTGGTCTCGTTGGTGACCGTGTAGCCCAGGGCGTTATCCCCCGCCGTGTTGCCGGTCTGACCGATCTTCATTGTCGGCGTGGTCGTGGACGTGGTCGTGTACGTCTGACCATCTGCACCAGTCGTGGTCTTGGTCGAAGGCTTGCCCTGGATCGTGGGCGAAGGAATCGTCCAGGAGGCCGCATCAACGGCATCCAGGGGCACCCATCCACCGTTGTCGTAAATATTCTTGATGACGTCAGGCGCCAGGTTCGCATGCGCGCCAAGGCCATTGGTGATAGCTGACTCAATCTGCGCATCCGTGGCCGGAGTCGCACCCTGTGCCGGGGCATAGCCAGGCGGCATACATTGCCCGTTGACCTTGGTCGAGCCAGGCTGAACACAAGTGCCGTCCGTGAAGCGATTAATACTGAGGTCTTCAAAAATCACACCGTTGTCAACGCGCTGACGCAAGCACCCATACGTCGTAGGGTGAACGCTAATGCCGGCATAAGTCGTCGCCACACCCGTGCCCGTTTTTATCCGGTCCGCAATGAGCGCCTTGCACAAGGTCGCGCCATCGCCGTACATCGTTCCCGTGCTAAGCGACACCAGCCCGTATTCCGTCGACGGGTAAGGCGTACCGTTAGGCGCCTGCTCAGGTGTGCCCGCTTTCGTCCACGCACCGTTGAGGTACGAGATCCCAGCCTCCAGCAGGAGCGAAGCCGCCACGGTGCCGGCGATCCCGCCAGGCGAGATCCGCGCGACGTTGACGATGCCTTTTCCCAGGGAAGACACAGGTGACTTGATGACGTCGATCACTGCCGTCTTGACCGCCGCCCCCATGCCCGACCCTGCGCCGACCTCCAGGACCGCCGTACGCTCCATCGTGGCGATCCCACCATTGAGCGTGACCACCTGGGGCGCCCCTGGATACCGCGCCCGGTTGTAGGCCGAAATATCGCGCGTGAGCTGGTCGATATTGGCCTGTGAGCTGGAACCGATGATGTTGCCGTTCGCGTCCCAATGCAGTTGCGTTTGCGCGCGCGCTTGCCCAATGAAAAACAGGGCCAACAAGAGCCCTGTCATTAACCATCCCAAGTAACGCTTAATCACGATGCCCGCCCCCGGAAAGCCATCAGAAAACAGAAGGCGCTCAAGCCCCCCAGGACAGCCATCAGGCCGTAGAAGAGTGCTACGAGCGCCCCTGTTGCCATCACTGACCCCTTAGGCCTTCTTGACGCCGCGCTTGCCCAGGTCGATGCCCTTGAACGCCATGTTGATGGCGATCACGACAACGCCCGTTGCAGCGACGAAAGCCGTCACGGTCGAAAAATCCACAGCAGCAAAAATGTCAGCCATTTCCAAACTCCCTTGAGGTTTGCCAGGGAAGCCGCCCCGACGCCGGTTGGGGTAGAGCCCCTTTAAACCTTGCGGATCATGTCCACCGCCACGCCGATGGCGAATCCCACCGACCAGGACACAACGACAGACATGAAGCCCCAGGAGAACACCGCCAGGACGTCCTGGGGCGTGATGCCGATGGTGGCGAGCTGGGCCAGAGTGCAGCAGGTCTCAGTCACGACGCGCCACCGCAGAAAGGGCAGAGCGGTACTTTGCGTACAGCGCCTGAGAATGAGCGCGGCGATCCTTCTCGACGGCCACATGTTCAGAGAGCAGAGACAGGAGCCAGCGCATCACTCACCCTCAGGTTCTTGCGTTTCGCAACTCTCCGGCGAATCGCAAACAGGGCAGTAGTAACCGCCCGTAGCCTCATCCTCGAACAGCGTCGATTGATCGACGCAGCCGCAATCCAAGCACTCGCGCCACCGAATTTCCTCGCCAGGATGACCCAACGCGCTCATCACCATTCCCCCATCAAACCGCCGAGTTCAGCGACAACCTTGCGCAATTCGATGCGCGTGAGACGCAGATGCATCGGCATGTCGGCATAGCGGGGATCGCGAAATTCGCACAGCAGATCGCCCAGGTCGAAACGAAGGAGCTCGCGATCCATCACCATTCCCCCATCAAACCTCCCATACCCTGAAGCACACGCGCTGCGTGCTCAGGATTGGCCTGCCAGTACAGGTCAGCGCGAAATTCGAGAAAGTTGAAGAGAAGGCCGCGAAGGATGTTCATCACCAGTCCCCGTAAACGAAACTGAGGCCGGCGAACCGGCCCCATCTTGTTGTTAGGCCGCTTGGGCCTGCTTCGCCGGTTGTGCCACCGGTCGACCATTCAGACCCTTCAGGCCCGACACTTCGAAATCGATACGACCGTCACGAACACGAGGCGAGAACTCGGGCAGGTAGTCACCTTGCGGCGTGTCCTTGAGCGCGTCCGCCAGCATGACCGTGCCCACGCTGATGCGCGGGTCCTCACCGTCGCGTTGCGCGGTAATGACGCACTGAGCTTCGTGCATGGTGTAGTCACGGCCCGTCTTGATCGACCGGCCCGAACGCGTGTTCACAGCAAGAATCGTCAGCTTGAAATTCATGGCTTGTTACCTTTCGAAATGAATGAGGCCGGCCGTGCCAGCCCGGAGCGGTTTACCCGCCGTCGTTTACGCCCTAAACTTCTGTTATTCCGTTCGAAATTATTACGTTCGGAACACACGAAGATTATTACGTTCGGAACAACGCAGCAAAGAGGAAATTTCTATGAGCTACCGCGAACTGATAGAGAAGGCGTTGCACGGTAGAAGCGTGTTGAAAGCAGCCATGGACTTGAACATCCCGCAGCCCTCTTTGCGGAAGTACTGCAATGGAGAGCGGATGCCCCCGTTCGACGTGGCCCTGCAGCTTGCGAATGAAGCTCAGATGGACCCGGGCGAGGTGTTCCTGATGCTTGCCCAAGAAGAGGCACGCAGGAGCGGCAAGGAGTTTAGGGGGATCGAAATGGACCCTCTCCGCCATTTATAAGAAGCTGTCCGGTTCGCCGGGCAAGCAACAAACTGTAGTAACACTCAAACCGACGCACTGCGCAAGCAGCCGTCGGTTTTGTTTTTCTGGCGCAGCGCTGGCAACCCTTCCGCAATCTATATTGGTGACGTGGCGCCATGCCATGGCAACCGGCAGGAGGGATGCCTATGAGTCGCAACACGCACTCAAATTCGAAGCGGCCGTCGCCGAATATCCGAATCGAGAAGCGGCACAGCAAGGACACTGATATGCAACAGGCCACGCAAGTGCATCGCGAGATGAAGATGCCCGAGCCCGGCGGCATGCGGCAGCGGACCCATCGCAAATAGCTGCAGCTCAGAATCCTGCATCACGACGCCCGGTATGGTCCGGGCGTCGTTGTTTTAAGATGACGCGTCTCCGCTGATGCCAGGCGGGCCGGCTGTCAGGCCGGCAACTCGCCAGCTCTCCAACTCGCCAATCCGTCCACCCGATCCGGCCACATGTCCTCGACCAGCACGCCCGTAGCGCCCGACAATCTTCCCGTATTGCCCGACGATCCCAACCTGATTGCGGGCATGCCGTACCGTCACTACAAGGGCGGCGCCTACGCCATCGCCGGGATCGGGCGGCTGGAGTCCGACCTGTCGGCAGTAGTGGTGTATGAATCGATGCGCGACCGGTCGCTGCTGTGGGTGCGGCCGGCCAGCGTCTTTGTCGAACCCGTGGACACGCCCGCGGGCACGGTGCCGCGATTCGCGCCGGCCTGGCCGGCGTCGCTGGCTTGTCTGGATTTCCTGTCACGCAGCGATGTGCTGGCGGTGCTGTCGCTCTATGACGCGCCATATCGCAAGTACCACGACCGCACGCATGTGCTCGAGATGTTCGAGGCCGCCCGCGCACGGGGCATCGCGCTGAACGCCGCGCAGGCGCTGGCCGTGTTGTTCCACGATGCGGTCTATGTGCCCGGCTGCGAGCACAACGAGGCGGCATCGGCGGCGTTGATCGAGACGATGGCGCCCAATGTCGATGCCTCGACAATCGCCGCTGCCGCCAGCATCGTGCGTGATACCGCCACGCATACGCCGTCCACCGACGATGCTGCCATCGTGCTCGATCTCGACCTGTTGCGCCTTGCCGCGCCGGCGGACGATTTCGATCGCTACAGCGAGGCAGTGTTTGCGGAGAATCGCGCGTTGCTGGCCGCGCGCACGGGGCTGGAAGGGGAGGCGCTGTGGCAGGCGTTCATGCAGCGTCGGGCCGCGTTCCTCGGCAAGCTGGCGGAGCGGCCGCGTCTGTTCCTGACCGATGCCTTCGCCGATGCGGAGGCGAGCGCTCGCGGCAATATCGTGCGTCTGCTGCAGCCAGGCGCCGGGGCCTGA